GCGTCTCCAGCTTCCGGGAGCTGGTCGCGGATTACGGCTTCAACGCCCGCAAAGATCTGCTGGACAAGCATCAGATCGATCTGAGCCAGGTCAAATCGTTCTGTAGCCGCGCAAAATTTTTGGCAAAACTTCTCAAGATTTTTGGCAAAAATGCGGTGGTTTTTCGGGGTTCCCCTTAGTGAAAACGACCCGCTCAAAAATACGTTTTCGGAGGTTGTACGTGTTCGCGTGTTTTAGGTATCCAATGTATGACTGAATCGCCGCGTCAACCTCTTCCAGCGTCTTGTCCCCTCTCGCATATGCCCGCTGCAAAAACTTCAATCCGCCTTTAATCTTCTTAACGGTTCCTTTCCTGATCTTTCTATGCGTAGCCCAAATCCTAAACCCGCAAAACTCCACGCCTGTATATGCTGGCCGAATGGCCGTCTTGTTGTTCAACGTCAGCCGAAGTTTCTCTTCGAGGAACCCTTCGATGTCCTGCCGGACCTGGTGCAAATGCCTTTTATCATGGTGCAGGACAACAATGTCGTCCATGTACCGAATGTAGTGTTTAAGGCCGAGTTGATGCTTTGCGTACTGGTCCAATTCGTTCAGATAAAGATTCGCGAACAATTGGCTCGATAAGTTCCCAATGGGCATTCCCATGCCTTCGATTCGACCTTGTTCAAACCCGTGGTCGCCGAGAGGGATTCCAAAGTTGGTACTCTCGGACCGTATGACTTTCTCGAAAATCCACATTAAATCAGGATCGTCAAACTTTCGCGCCAATATAGAAATCAGTATATCATGATCGACCCTATAAAAATATTTCGATATGTCAAGCTTCAGGTAATAAACCTGGTTGCCGTGTTGCCTCCAAAGGCGGCGCAGCCAGTATTGCATGCGATCAGCGGCTTTCTGAACGCCTTTTCCTTTTCGGCAGGCATATGAATCAAATATGAATTGTGCGTCCAGTAGCGGCTCGACAATGCGGTATACCGCCCACTGGACAACGCGATCCCGGAAGGGCAGCGCCATGATCAGCCGTTTCTTCGGCTCATATACATAAAATTCTCGATAGCGTCCGATCTCATACGTTTTATGGATCAGCTCATTTTGTAAGGTTATCAGATTTTCCTCGACGTTACGAGTAAATTTCAGTACGTCAGGACGATAACGTTTCAGCTTCGCGGCACTTCGGTAGGCCGCCTCCAAATTTTCAAAGGAAACAATTTGCTCAAACAAGCCGGTATACCTAGGAATGATAATCCCCCTCCTTGTTAGGAGATTGTCGAGCGTGTCACGCATGACTTCCCGACAATTCATGTATTTTGCCTTGACGGCAGGGGGACGGGTCCCTTTTCCCCGTGTACTGGATAATGCCCCTTGAGGCATTAACTTCTGACTTTCGGGAAGAGCGGAGCGGAAGCCGATGTCCGTCCCCGAGTTCGAGCGCGGGTTGTTCAGGTTGAGCGCGAACACGCCCGCGTTGGACCCATTGTTCCAGTTGCCGCCGCGATACGGAAGTTAACGACCCGACCCCCAATAAAGTCATTGTTTAATGCTCTTCTGCCAGCCGCCGATCATTCTGCCAATCTCGTTTAGCAGTTTCACCCAATTCTCGTACTTATTGAACGGAAGAAATCCCAAATCCTTCGCAAGTCGCACATAATAGCGGAGTGTATCCAGTTCAACGTCCAGGTCCTGAATCGTTGTTTTCTTGTAGTACCTTCTATTGGCCGTGATCATCAGCCTAATTAGACCAAGCATACACTGTTTCGTTTCCGCCGCCAGCGTGTGCTTCTCGGATTTTGGATACTGTCGCAAACAAATATAACCATACTTGACCATGTCGTAACATTTTTGAAGGATTTTCAACTCTTCCATAATGAATTTCAACCCCTCGAAAATGCAGGGGCCTGCTATCGCAGGCCCAATCAGATTTTCAGTTTTCCAGATTTCAGATCGCCGAAATAAAAGCGGAGCGGAAGCCGATGCCCGCCCCCGAGTACGAGCGCGGGGCGTACAGGTAGAGCGCGAACACGCCCGCGTAGGACCCACCGTCCCAGCTGCCGCCGCGAGACGGAAGTCGCTCGCCATAGTTCCGAACATACAGGCCATCCCCGCCATGCGCCGCGTCGATTGGTGCAAGTGCCAGATATTTGAGTATGTCAGGAACGGTAAACCCGGATTTCGGGGCCAGCGTTTCAAACGTTTGGTAGTTGTAAGCATAGCCAGGGTTTCCGGTCGGATCACCTGTATACATTGGATTCGTGCGCTCTGCCCCAAGTACGATATTTCCGCTGATGTCATGGGAAGATTGGTTATTGTCTCCGGGCGTGGAGTTGTCGTAATACGTCATGGTATCCACCCATCCATTGACTTGCCCAGCAGCTTCAGGCGTGTCGTAGTTGTTGTCTTGGTGTACATAGATTTTCCCTTCCAGCAACTTTAGGCCACCAACCCATTCCCAAACATTTCCGTTCAAGTCGTAGATACCAAACGGAGTCCCGTCGTGAGACCAGGAGGCCGGTCCAGAGCCAGTTGCGACACGATTTGTTTGCCCGGTGCTGTAGGATGTTTCTTTCCCGCGCTCATGTGGTGCCGAAACATCTTTTCCGTAATTGTTGTTGCCTCGCGGCATGGTGCCGTTTTTCTTGCACCATAAAGCAATCGCGGCCCACTCGGCGTTTGTCATCAGATGCCAGCCAGGACCCTTCGCGGCGCAATATGACTTTGCTTGGTCGTAAGTTACAGATGTTCTCGGGTCCATGCCCGGAATCGAATAGGCACGGCCATCATGCACGACATTCTGATATTTTGAAATCCAAATTTCTGACTTAACAGCGCCATTCACGACAAACGCCGGATGAGGTAGATTTGGCGCGCCGTCAATCACGTCGGACAAGTTGAATCTCGGGACCATGACCATGATCGAAGGATTGCCCTTGTCATCATACATAACGGTGTTTTTACCGCCGCTGGCAGACTCGACCGCTTGCCGGTATGCGTCTTTTACACTCAACACGAAAGGCATTATTCGTTCACCTCAACAGTCGTTTCTTCGTCACTTTCCTGGGAGAAATAGTTATGAGGCAATCCCCACAAGCGCAGCTCAACCCGGCTTATGTCCAAAGGCATATCCTGCTCCACCATGATCGGGTTGTCATTATCATCTAACTCGCCGGTGGGCAACAGTTGCCTTTGACGCGGAGGAATGACAATGGTCGCCACGTACCACGCCCCCAAACCTTCTGCCATCGTCTTCAGTTGATTGTCCAGGCAGATGTCGATTACATTCTGAACGGACTTCTGGCGCGTCTGAAGATCAATTGAGACGGTTCCGACCGTCAGCACGGTGCCTTCGACAGAGTATGGCGCTTTCGGCCCTTGCGAAACTTCGGAAATAATCATCGTTCAACCTCCTATACAATCGGATTGATTAGCGTCCACATGAACGTTACCGTCGATGCGGAGCCGGTCATTTTGACTTTGAATCCGTTTTGCGTTTTGTCGTAAGTGATCAATTCGCCAACCCTCCCTAGGTCGTCGGAGGAAAGAGGGGTGAGAAGTACGTCGTAGTTCGGCGCGTTGATCTGCGGAAACCCGTTCGGGCTAACTTCCACAAACGGTTCCACATCCCGGAAATATCCGTTCGACGGCGCTGCCGTGATCGTCGCTTGCCCTTGAAGAATTCGTTGTTTTTTCAACTTCTCCATTTCCTGACCGAGCGCACCGGCGAGCTGTAAAGCAGCCAGCGCCGCCGTCCCAACATCCAGGTGAGCGATTAGAATGCCGCTCTCCATACGGTTCAGGTTCGTTTCGTTGATCGGTGTTCCCGGAACGAGAACGTCGCCCGTCGCCTGGTCGATGACCCTGTCTTCCCATTCGAGCGGCTCATATGTTTCATCGCGTAAAGTTGACAATGGTTACACCTCCTGAATGGCAAACTTGAATTCTAGCAGCAAGCCTTTGTCGGCACTATGCTGCTGCGGATCGGTGCGCTCGGCAATCATTTCGCCCGAAGCACCCAGGAGCCGCGCGCGGGTGACGGTCCCGTATGGCCCTTTCGTCAAATAGATGTGCTTGCGCACCGTCGCACCTTCCAAGATGGACCGGCGGATTTTGGCCGGGTAAGTCACGCCGTTAATCGTGACATCCGCCGATACGATCCGCTTATCCAGGTAGTTGGCAAATTCTTGTAAGATAACCGGGTTCAGCAATTAAGCCACCTCCTCCCCGCAATGATAGACGCCGCAAGGGAACGAGGAGCTGTAACCGGTTTTCACGCCATAATCAGAATAAATGGCAAAATCTTGCCGACTGCCGTTATTTGTAACGACAGGGCGTTCGCCAGAACGGAAGGTTCCGGCGTTGAAATAGAGCGATTCTCCGGTCACTCGTTCCGAATTACTGGCGGGGGTGATCGTCACCGAAACACCTTCATTGACGCGCCTGCGCACCGGCCCGCTGTACAGCGTTCCGCTCGGCTCGTATATCCCGGCCCCTAACACCAGCACGGACTTGACGCCGATTTTTTCGCGCTGGATCAGCCCGGACGTACTCCACCACGGCCAGCGGCCAGCTCTTGCCGTTCCCGCCAGCAGCTCCATCCTGATCCGATTGCGCTGGTAATGGTTCGCATATACCGCATAGCCGGATTCAGGCAGGGAAGGGGTGACACAAAAAGAAAAACCCAAGTGCGCCGGTTTATGCCGTTCGAGCAGTACAATCAGCGGGCCAAAATCGTAACTGTCTGCCTCCGATTCGAGTGTGAACGGAAGGATCAGCCGCCCCCAGGCGAGCGATAAGGTCGGTTCGACCGCCTGAAGGATGCGCAGCAAGCCGTTTTTTCGGCCTTTGCGTTTTCGCGCCATGATCCGGCTTCGTCGGGTTTCAAGGTCCTGACCTTCATCGACCGGCAATCCATACTGTTCTTCGTACAGGTACAGCCCCCACGTCGCCCGCTGGATGAAGAATTGATCCAGGATTTCGTCCAGGGTCAGGTTCAGGTCGTCGATCTCGACGCCTTGCGTCTCATAGACGGCCAGCATCACTTTGTCGTTGTCGTATTGGCCTGGCTTCAAATACGAGAGCATGCGATCCTTTGCGCTCATGTGTAGGTCACACTCCCCAATTGCGCCAGTTCGTTGACTTCCAGCAAGATGTCGCTTCGAGCGCCTTCCAGCAGGATGTCGCCCACGTTATCCACACCAGGCGCTTGAATAACCCTGGCGTTGGCTTCCTGAATCTTAATCTTGCCGCCGGGGTTGATATAGAATAGGTAATCGTTCAGCGCCGCCTCGGCGTTCGTTCGAGCCTGTTCCATCGTGTAGCCCGGCGCTGGTTGCAGGCCGGGAATGACCGCGCTGATCGTGCGGGTTTCCGCAGTAAAGACGGACACCTTGCTGCCAGCCGGGGCCATTCCTTCGCCGCGTCCGCGACTTCCGGGGTCGAGATGTTCCTGTACGGCGTCAATCGTCGATTGCGGCGCAGCGCGGCCATCAGGGCCGAGAATGATCACCCGGACCGTGCCTTCACCTCGCCAAAGCGGTTCGACCAGCACATTGCCCACACCGGGCACTTGCTTGGACCAGGCGATGTAGTCGGAAATATTGCCGTCGCCTTCTTCCCGCTGGCTTTCTTCCAGGATGCGTGAGCGCAGGGTTTCGTCATCCTCTTCGTCTATGCCACCTTCCACCGGCGCGAGGTTTGTCACCGACTTGATGCCTTCTAGCCGCTCGGTCAAGTGCCGAATCGCCCCGATGGGCGCATTGCCGATGACGCCAGGTGTGAGCGCCTCGACCGCGACCCGTCCTTCTCCATTTTCGTCAAGGGTGACGGCGGCCAGTGTTTTGTAGAGTTTCGCAGGTGTGCTTTCCGTGCTTTCGGTGCTGACAATATATCCTTCAGGGACAACGGAACCGGGGTCGCCGGTAAACAGCACGTCATTGCCTTTTGTTTTGGCGGCAACGGCTGGCCGTTTGTCCAGGCCGTTCTCTTGCGCCTTATAGACCAGGTAATCCCCGAAAGTGGTCTGCACAAAAGCGCGCCGCAGCACTTCTTTGGCCCAGCCCGAAGCCAGCACCAACTCGATGGCGACCGGCGCGACGGCATCCCAGGGAATAGACCCTTCCGTCTTATCGAGGTCGGCGGGCATGCGGTCAAGCATACGCTGCCGAATTCCCTCTTCGGTTACATCTTCAAGAAAGGGGGGCAGTTCAACCACTCAACTTCACCTCCAGCCGCTGCGGATCGCCAATCACCGGCACGGCGGTGAACGATACATAAACCTCATCGCCTCGCCATTGAAAATCAAAGTCTCGGATCGCTTCGGTGCGCGGATCGACGATCAGCGCTTCGGTAATCGCGCGTTCCAGCGAAGATTCCACCGCCTTGCGGGTCGGCTCTCGCCGCGCAGCGTCGTATTCGCAGCCGTAATCCGGGCCATAGGCCAAATGGGCGAAGCGGAGCGTTGACGCCGCCTTGATGCACCATTGCGCCCAGGCCGTCAGTCCGTCGGCCATTACGACGCGGCCAGAACCGTCCACCACGACACGCCCTTTCTCGAAATCGTAAAGCCAGCTCTTCGGGTACTGGACGGTCGTTCGGGTTTCCGTTTCGACCAGCCCCGGAGCGTCAAATGTCGGGAACAGGTTAGGCATCGGCGGACACCACCTTGCTGATTACAACCGGATCGTCGCGCACCCATAGCACCAGCACCCGGTCACCTGGCCGAAGCGCCGGGGCAAGCCGCAGTTCCAAGTTTGGAAGCTGGTTGCTGTTTTCACCGCCGACAAAGTCCATTCTGGACAACGGGGAGTAGGTCGTTTCCGGTAAATCTTCGCCGAAAGCATCGACCGGCGACGCCGTGCGATAAACGCGGGATTCGGTCGGGATGACTGCGTCAACCATCCATTCCGCGACCAGGTACGCGCTGCGAGGCAAGGCAGGACCAAATTGATCCAACTTCAGGCTACCATCCTCACCAACGGTTCCGAGGTCCATCGACGGGGGCGCTGCCGTCTTTTTTGCTGTCCTGGCGTCAATGGCTTGCGCCAGGCGATTCACTCCTTTGCTCATAAATTCTCAACCTCCATGACCATGCTGCGGGAATCCGCATCATGTTGAATCCCGACGACGGCGAAATAACCTTCCAACGTCGCCGCCGATATATACACCCTGTCCCCTTTACGAAGAAAGGGAAGGTCGGGGGCGAATATGGTCCGCTGCTTGCGGGGCGCGCCACGCTCGGCCAACACTTCTGCCGCCGCTGCTTTTGCTGCCGCTGCGGTGTCGTATTGCTCACGATACAGCACGTCTTGCAATATGCCGAATTCCGTTCTGCCGTCCACCGTAGCGACAACCGGCGCGCGTCCTTCCTTGTTTTCTTTGCCAATTATTTTGACACGGGTAACGAGGTCCTCGATGTCTTGTTTGTCCGTCGCCCGGCGGACCAAATCCGCGCCGAACCGGTACACCGTTTTGTTCTGGCCTAGTGGCAGGACGTGAATTTTTCCTCCCTCGGCGCGGATAATGTGCTTGCCGCCGCCGCGCTTGCGGATTTGATCCAACACCTTGTCCAGCATCCCAGCCAGTGTATCGCCACGAAAAACCTGTTTCGACAGCGCCATGTCCGGGACGTTGATTTGCCCAATAGGGATTCGCCAGGCGTTCGCAATGTCTTCGATAATGACGCGGGCTTTCGTGCCATTCGGATAATACCGATCATCTTTGCTGCGCAGGAGGTAAATCAGGATGTCATAGGCTGTTACGGACAATACACCCACCGAATCATTCTCATATTCCCAATCGAAGATGATCCCCTGGAGGATGTCCTGCATGCCTTGGCCCCAGTCAGATCGGAGAATGACCCGCCCGCCGAGCGGTAACTTTTGATGCAACCAGCCTGAACCGAACTTTTGATTCAAAACCCGGAATTTCAGCCGCGCGGCCAACTCGCCGGATTGTTCTTCCCAGGAGAGTCCATTGACCACTCCAGATAATGAAAGCCGCTCTCCATCGGGTAAGAGAACGGCAATGTCGTATTTCACATCAGCCAGGTTGATCAAATGCGACACCTCCTAGCTGGGCAATCGCAGCACTTGTCCAGGTTTGATCTTGTTCGGATCGGGGCCTATCAACTTCTTGTTTTCAGGGATGTTGTAAATGTCCATGTACCGCGCCCCGTTATGCAAATACTTTTTGGCGATCCCGTAAAGGGTATCTCCCTTAACGACGGTGTGCGTCTTGGCTGCTGGCGGCAGCGAACGGGAGGCGGAAAGGATTTTCACTTCCCCTTTGGACTTGGCTTCGCCCTCGGCATGGATCAAAATGTCCCTGGCTTGCACTAGCTCCAGGGAATAACGCATATCGCCGTGCCCGCCCGACCAGGTATGTTCAAACGTCTGGATATACACGTCATGGTTGATCGGGGTTTCAGTGACCAAAAGCCGCAGCTTCGCGCCCTCGCTTCGCCAGGCGGATAAATCTCCGGCGATGGCGCGCGGATCGCGCCACGACTTGACCAGGACGGTATTTTTCCGAGGTTCGCCGGGCAAGAGGCCCTCAAACGTGAAGCGCACCAGCATGGAGCCGCGCGGGAGAGCGTATTCGCCCAGCTCGATTGCCTCGAACGTCTGAATACGGGCGGCGGTGGCGGCGGTGATGCGCTCCGGGTTCATTGGAAAATGCAGCCGTTTTCCATTTTCGTCGGTCAAATAAAAGTCCATGTTCCCACCACCTACACGCTGTTGCTGTTCGCGCTATCCAAACGCGCGCCGATAATGTCGGCGATCTCGTCGGCGATCTCGTCGGCGTGCTGACGGATCGCTTCGATGACTTCCTGGCCGTCGCCTTCCACCGTGATCGAGAAGTGAACACCGCCCAGGTTGATCGAAATTCCACCGAATCCCGACGGAGCAAGCGGCGCTACCGGAGCAAAAACTGGTGTTGATGGAGCGCCAACAATGCCGCCGAATGCGAAAGGACGAACGCCAAGCATTTGCCCGGCTTGTTCCCACAGTTCCCGGCCTCGGTTTCTCATTCCCGGAGAGAGGGGAATGATCGCTTCTGGCCCGGCCTCACCAACCAACCCGAAATGCGGGCGGGTGATGAAGCCGCCACGGGCGTAAGCCTTCACACCGGCAGCGGCTTGTCCAGCTTCCTTGCCTTCCTTGAACGCGCTGCTGACTTTATCCCAAAACTTGCCCCAGCCGCTCTTGATGCTCTCCCATGCGTTGGAAGCCCAGCTTCTGACATTGTCCCACTTCGCATTCCACCATTCGCTATTGAAGAGCGTATTTCCGATCGCTTCGCGGGTGTTGTTCCAGATCTCTTTGGCGTTCTCCCAGACGTTTGCGGCCCACTCCCTGACACCATTCCATTTTTCAGCCCACCATTCGCCGTTGAAGATCGTGTCCCCGATCGCTTCGCGGGTGTTGTTCCAGATCTCTTTGGCGTTCTCCCAGACGTTTGCGGCCCACTTCCTGACACCATTCCATTTTTCAGCCCACCATTCGCCGTTGAACAATGTCTCGCCAATATATCCGACGGCAAAGCCTATGCCTCTGGCAATCGCTTGTGGCGCTGTAACGCTGATCCAGTTCCAGGTCGCGGACGCCCCGGACTTGAGTGACGGCCAGAGTGTACCGCTGAACCATTGGGAGATTTCCTTACCTTTGCTGCCAATCCACTCACCGACCGCGCCGCCAGCGAGGCCCCCAACGATCCCGCCAATTGTGCCGCCGATTGCCGTGCCCAATCCCGGCACGACAGAACCGATGGCCGCACCAGCGGCAGCCCCGGCAGCGAAGCCACCCCAGCCGCCAACCGTTCCGCCGATTGCACGGTTGCGTTCAGTGCCTGGCGCGGCCGCCGCAATACTCGCCGTGTCCAACCCGAGGGACAGCGGGATGGCCAGCTTGCCAACGGTACGGGACAAGAATCCGAGTACCCGGCTGCCGCCGCCTTTCGGAATCAGCCTTTGCCACCAGCTCTTCTTCGGACCTCCGAACGCCTTCTCCAGATCGTTGAATCGCTGGAGTTGACCGGCGTTCGCCATCCGGACGATCTCATCGCGACTGTAGACGCGGTCGAGCGGGATATTCTCCCAAAATCTCGCTCCGGCCGGACGATAGCCTTGCGGAAAGATCGCCGCCGGGCCTGCGTTCGTCGTGGGAGGCAGCGGGGCGGGTAAGGAGCCTTTCAGACCGCTGAACCAACGCTGATACCACGGCGTTCGTTTAGCCATATCGGCTGCGGTCGCCGCTGATCTCGTTGCGGCTGCAGATGCGCCGGCAGCGGCCACGGCAGTCTCGGCGGCCGCACCGCCTTTCCACCAACGTGATGCCGTTCGAACCGTTTTGAACGGACCTTTCAGCAGCTTGCCGACCTTCGCGATCAACCAAGCGTCCAACAACAATGCCAGAGCTTGCCCGGTCGGGCTGCTCGTCTCGCCACCGAGCCATGTCGGCTGCATGTTCATGAAGGCGTCCGCAGCTTTTTTCGCAATTTTCGCCGCATCGAACGCTTCGAGGAAGGATTCCAGGAAAGCGTGTCCCGCCGTGGCACCGGCCTGGATAAACGGAGATTCGGCAATCTGGTTGTTTGGATCAGCCGCTCCCAGGGCCGTCATGATAAATCCGCCCAGCGCGCCTCCAAGAGCCGCGCCGATTTTTTCGGAAATGTTCTCGACCTGCTGCTGTCCTTTGGCCTGCCACCACTCCATGAATAGGCGATTCAGATCGTCGAAGATGAAGCGGATTTTCCCTCCAAAATCCAGCTTGTTGAACTCGGGATTATCCAGATATTGACGCCGGATATAGCCGAAGGCCTTTTCTAGTTTCCGAAGCACCCAGTCCGCGCCTTCCTGGGCCGCCTTCTGCAAAGACTCACCCCATCGTTCGATCTTGTCCTGGTTATTGTCCAGCCAATCCTTCACTTTTTCTAATCGAGGAAGGATTGCATCTCGCAAACCCGTCCCCCATTTCAGAAGAACATTTGTGCTGAACGCTTCCATGATTTGATCAGCAAGACCGCGAGCTGTCAGGTTCGCCGTCTTGCTCATCATGCCGTCGAACTGTTCCATACCCTTCAAGATGTGCTGGATGGCCTGATCAGCGGGGATCAATCCTTGCTCTGACAGCTTTCTGACCTGGGCGACAGACAATCCCATGCCTTGAGCAATGTATCGCCATGCATCAATGTTTGCATCAGTAAGCTGATTCATATCCTCAGCGGATACACGGCCCAGCGCGCGCATTTGGCCGAGCGCGTAGACGATCCGCTCGATGGTTTCCGAACCGCCCCCCATTGCCGCCGCCACATTGCCGATCCGTTCCAGCATCGGGATGATTTCGTTTGCGTCAAATCCGCGTACCAATAACCCTTTGGCTTGCTCAACAACGTCCCTTACGCCGAATGGAGTCTTCTCCGCGAACTTCATAACTTGGGCCATGAAATCTCGGGCCTTCTCTGCGCTCTTGAACATCGTTTCAAATGCAATTTGCGCATTGGTCATATCATCCGCCAAGCCAATTGGAATGATAATACCACCCAGACCACCCGCACCGAGACCCAGCAGGCCGAGCGTGGAGGTCATCCCTCGAACAATCGAACGAAGGGGGCTGGTGACAAGATCAACCACCCGCACCGTGATTCGGTAGGCACCGTTGGCCGTCCGGCGCGCCAGGCTGCCAATTTGCCGGATGGCCGCCGACGCGCGGTCAACTGCGTAGATGGCCAGTTGCCAACGGGTTCGGTTCATGCCGTTCAATCGGTTCCGGGTGCGCTCAACGGTCCGATCAAACCGGGATACCCGTTTTTCCGCATTGGAGAGGGAAGGTTCGGTATGATCTTCGACGGTGACCGGGATTTCGATTCGGTAGACTTCTTCCGCCACCGGCGATCACCCTTTCATTGATTGCTTCGCCAGGAGTGCGCGGCGTTCCTCGGCTTCCGCTTCCAGCGCGATTTTGGTTGAGGTAAACAAGAAGAGCCTCTCGCCTTCGGGCAGCTTGAGGACTTCGCTCGGAAGCAGGCCTTGGCGCTGGAAAATATGGTGCAGGAGGGAGGCCCTCCCTCCTGCCATAATCAGTTTTTTACGACTTCTTCCGCGTCGCCGGCCTCTTCATCGTCGAGATCGAATCCGGACAGCCGATCGATCTGCTCGATGATCGCTTCCTTTTCGCCCGGCAGCAGCACCTTGTCGATGAGCTGCACACCAGAGATCACGCCGAGCTGATCCCATGCCGTCTTGTTGTCCCAAACCTTCTTGCGGTCTTCCGGGTCGGTCGCTTCATAGATCAGGAGCGATCGATATCGGGCCGTATCGGTATCGTCCGGCATCTTGATTCCGCCGAGCCGCCGATTCTTCTTGTACTTCGTCGCCTTGTCCCGGCATGCGTTGTACTCCGCTTCGGACAGCGGGCGGATGCGGAACCGGAACAGCACCTTGCCCTTCCGGGCGATCTCGATCGTCTTCCGTTCCTCGGTTGCATCGGCGGCCGCCTCAAGCAACCCGCGCAGGATGTCCGCTTCGTTGTCGAGCAGCTCTTCCGGGTCCATACCCCTGTTGTTGTCTTCGTGTGCCATGGTAATCCCTACCTTCCAATGGATTATGAAGAAGGACCCGGAATTCCGGGTCCGATAGATCAGCTTCTTGCGGCGCGCAACACGCCCGTGAAATTGAACACGGGATCGGGAGCGCCCGGCCGCAGGCTGTCGGTCAGCTTCTTGAGCAGGATCGCATCGCGGATCACCGTCTCGGTGAACGTCAGCGTCACGCTGTAGCTCTGCATGATCGCCCACGTCAGTTTCTGGCCGGCAGGCTGATAGTCGCTGTTCGTGATGTTGATCTGCGCCTGCCAGGTGTTGACTTCGGCGAGGAAGTTCCCATCGCCGTCGTACAGCTCGCCGTTGTATCCGCGCAGGATGTTGCGGTAGTCGAGGTATCCCTGATCCAGCAGTTGTTGCAGGTCGGGCGGACTGTTCACCCGGAACGACCATGCGCGCTGCACGATATCGCCGACCTGAATGTTCGCCACGTCGATGGAGCCGTCCGGGACGCAATCCCGGAAGATATATCTGCCGTCAGCCATCGTTCATTCAACCTCCTTATACCGTCGGCGAGAACTGGAATCCGAAATCGAGATACAGCTTCTCGATGCTGTCCAGATCCACCAAATCCGTGAACCGGAACCATGCGGAGTCGCCCTGCGGCGGGTTGTCCGGGTCCACGATCAGTTGACCGGATTCCAGACCGCCTTCGCGGATCATCGTCTGGATGATACCGTTTGCGATCGTGATCACGAACGCGCGGCCGTCTTCGTTGTTGGTCCATTTGCCAAGGTACGGGTGGAGCGTGTACACAACCCGGTCGATCAGCTCAAACCGGGTGCGCGTGCGGCGGATCTTCTTCCAACCTTCATCCTCGTCGGCCAGCAGCGTCACTTTCGTGTTGATGCCGTAGTCGATTTGCGCCTGGCCGTCAGGGTTGAGGGAAAAGGTGAGCATGCCGGATTGGATCGCCTCTTTGTACTGTGCATTGGTCAGTTCGCCAACCACGCCGATGGAGCCGGTGATCGGCACATGCGTCATGCTGGCGTTGTACGGGCTGGCGGCGATGATGCCGGCCACCCGCGCCGCCGCTTTCGCGCCTCCCACCGGTCCGCTTGCGGTCTCGAAGCCGTTGCCCACATAGACGATGGCGAAGTCATTGAACCCTTTGGCGTTCGTCTTTCGGGTGCCGAACGGCACGCTGGTCGGCTCGCCGACCACGCCGATGATCCGGCCGCCGCCCTCCGAAATCATCCGGCCCACGAACGATTGGAGGGAAGCGTGGACGCCGGTGTCCTCCGAGTCCACGACAATCACATCGAAAAACTTGCGCTCAAGCTTTTCGAAGGCGTCCGCGTAATCCGAACCGGTGACGGTCGGATCGGCTCCGTCCGCGAGCGGCGCGTCGAGCGCCTCGGCCAGCGTGCCGCTGCCGTCGGCCAGTTTGACCGCCTTCAGGTACTTGCTGCCTGCGTTGACCGCTTCAACCAGTTGATCCGGTTCGTCCTCGCCCTTCGCGAACGTGATCCGCTCCAGTTGCCGCGTGTTCTCATGCAGGAGCAGCTCGCGCATCGCCGCGTCTTCCAGCGAATCGCGAATGGTGACTGTGAACGGTCTCGTCGTCGGATATTTCGTCAGCAGCCGCACGACTTTGACCGGTGTCGGATCGGCGTCGTCATCCAGTTCCACTTTAGCCTCGCTGCCGCCGGTTCCGGCCCTTACGGCCAGCACGGTGCTGGCACCGCCCATGAAAATTTCCCGAATCGTGTCCGGGCCGTCACCGCTGCCGAATTTGCCCGCGATGTCTCCGGGGGACTCCATGGTGATCACTTCACCGAGCGGTCCCCAGCTCGACTTGATGACCGCCGCCACGATTCCGACCGTTCCGGTCACGACACGGACGCCGCCGGCATTGTGCCAACGCACGTACACATCCGGCCGCACTTTTTGCTCACCGAGAACAAACGTTTCTCCCGGCATGGGTTACACCTGCCTTCTCCTGAAATCTTGAATGGCTTTCTCCACCTCGGCGCGGGTGAGCCGATCCTTCTCCACCCTGCGCAGGGCTCCCGCCATCACGTCCGGCGAGACGCCGAACCCGCCGGCTGCAGCCAGAATTTCCTTCTTGCTGTAGGTGGGTTCCAACTTCGCCTTCTTCGGCTTGACATCCGGCCTGACATCCTCCGGTTTCGCCATACTACACACCTCCGAATTGGATCTGATTGAGTTTCGGGAGATCGGGGATCGGGCGCAATACGCCGAATCGGACATCCACCGCGATTTGACCGACACGAAACGGGTCCTGCGAGCTGTCCGCGCTGACCCGCTGGATCGTCATGCGGGACTGGTCGAGCATCTCGACATGGCCGTCCATCGCGAGACGCCGAACGGTCCGTTCCAGCCACTCCTTCCGGGCGGGGGTGTGGGGGACAAGCATATGCCCCCGCAGCGTGGCATCGATCCAGGCTCCCCAGCTCATCGTCTGGACGCCACGGATCGCCGCGTTTCGCCAGTACAATGCGGGAGCATCATCCGAAGGGTTCCAGCTCTGCGGATCGGTCTGCATTTCCGGGAACCTTGCCGCCGTCCAGGCGGTCATCGCCGAAACCGGATCGGGTTCCAGCGGCGTGTGTGCCAGCCAGGCGATCGAAAACACTTCGAACTGGACGCCCCGCGTGATCGCCTGGAACTGTTCGTCCTGCATATCCGCGCTGGTACTCCCCGTGAACCTGCACAGGATGGTTTCGCCGGTCACGGGATCGGTAAGCAGTTGGTGATCCAGCGCCGCGATCACGGCGGAGACCAGGTCGTCCACGTACTTGAACCGGGTATGCGCCACATACGACCATACCTCGATCATCGTGCTGGAGCCCGCCCAGTCGTTCTCGTCGACTTCCGAACCCTTGGTCAGCACCAGATACGGCTTTTCCTCGCCCTCCGCCGCCGCGTCCGTCTCGAACACCCGCCCGCCGATTTCCGGGATTTGATCAATGAGCCGCTGACGAATGGTTTCGCGCATCACGAATCCCTCCAGACTTCACGCACCGCCCGGCGCAAGGTGTCGATATGCCGCTGGGCTGTCGGCTTGATCACCGGGCGAGGTCTCATCCCCTTGACCGATCTGGCGATCACATATTGACCGCCGCCGATCGGGAATCGCAGCGCCTTCTTGTTCTTCGGCCCGATCTTCCGCTTCTTCGGACCATACAGACCGGTCCCGATTTCCAGGTAGGTGCCGTACCGCATCGTATGGGCCAGATAGACGATGGCCTGACCGTCGTCGGCGCGGGAGGCGTTGCGCCGGATCACCGCACCGCCTTGAATCCCCTGGCGGGCGTGACCGGTCCGATCCTCCCAGGACGCGCGTTGTTTGGCGTCGGTCTCCATCAGTTTGCCGATTTGCTGGGCCACGGCAAATGTCGCCGCCTTGCGCCGTTCCAGTTTGGCGCGGACTTCATCCAGGGGAGCCAATTCAGCTCACCCTTTCGAGACCGGCCACATATCCGCAGATCTCGCCTTGCACGATTTGCGGATGGACGGACGTGATCCGGAATTTACCGTACGGGTACGCTTCGAACTCCATAGCGACATCCGGTCCGCTCGGAAGATTCGCCGTGTAATCAGCCAGCAGGGAATAGCTGTCGCTCACTTCCTTGCGGCCGGCGCGTTCGGATACGATATTCGCCTGTTCCCGCGATCCGGCGAAAATACGCACCGTCAGCGGCCCGATTTGCGACTTGACTTCCTCGAATCCGCCGCCCGACTTGATCTTCTGCGTGACGCGGATCGAGATTTCGGTCGGGTTCTGGCGAATGTTCCAGCCGATATTCGCTTTTCTGACCGATGCGTCGACCATCAGATCACCTCCGGACGCTTCACGGTAAGCATGAAGCTGCCCGCCGCGTTGGCTGGCGGCGTCCTGGCCATTTCGTCGAATGTCTCGGCCATTTTTAGCGCAGCAGCCAATGCTTTGGACAGATCAACGCGCTCGTACTGCTCGGTGCCTGTCTGATAGGATTGGATGTCGCCGAGCCGCTTCTGGATACGTGCCGCCTTACGCCGCCAGCCTTCTGCAGCGGCTGCATACAGGTTTGACGCCGACTGGATCAGCCGGTCCAACCGAGCGTCGGTGAAGGCGGTATCCCTGTCGGTACCGCCCTCGGGGATTTCTTCGTCGAGCAGCTCACGCAGCTCTTCGCGCAGCTCTGGAGTCGGCGTCACAAGCACCCCTCCCCATGACAAAGGGAGCCGAGAGGGACCCGGCTCCTTTGCCAATTATGTTGAGAATTCCGGTTATTGCAGCGAGATTTCCTGGACGTTCTCTTCGACGGCCGCGTAGACGCCACGATAGGCGTACCCGACCATTTGCGCCTGCACCAGGCGCGTCAGATCGCCTTGCGTCGTCTCGATTTGCAGGTCCCGTTTCAGCAGCTCCTTGAAGCCGCGCTTCGGCCGGATCAGATACGCCTTTCCGGACGTCACGCCCGGATAGCTGTATTCCTTCTTGCCGACCGTGACCGTGTAGCCGTCATAGTAGATGACGGTCGTGATGCCACTGATCGGCGGGTAGGTGGTGCCGTTGTGGGTGAAGCCCTTCAGCGCCATTTCGATGTCGGTCTGATCCGCGCTGCTGGCGAGCAGGACGCTGCCCTGGCGTTTAGCCTTTCCCGCGTCGGTGCGGGCGGCGGAAAGCGTTCGCCAGATGGAGACCCAGCGTTCTTCGCCTTCAGTGCCCTTGAATCCCGTCTGGTTCGCCGGCTTGTACGAGAACGAGATGATGGGGGAAAGGTGGATGTGGTTCAGCAGCGCGTTGTAACCTTCGCCCATCGCGCGGTTCAGGATGTCGATTTCAAACGTCCGGTTGAAATCGATCATCTGCTTCGTGTACTCGAAGGCCGCGCTGTACGTCACGATCCGGGCGGTCGGACCCTGCTCGGCGCGAAGGTTGCCGAATTTCACTTCCTGGCCTTCCATGTGCTCCGCGAAGATCACCGTGCCGGACAACGCCCATTTCGCATCCAGCAGCTCCGGGAAATTCGGATCGGAAACCAGCTCGTACACCTCTTTGTAGAGCAGCGGCACCCGTTCGCGGCCAAGCTCCACATCGAGCGTCACTTTGCCGAGCAGTTCCTTGTAGCTTTCGACGCTGCCGAGCGAAAGCATTTCGCCGATGGGCCTGCTCCAGCGCGGGATCGCCATTTCGCCGTTGACGATCTTCTTGACGGCCTCGTAGCGATGGCCGTCCAGCACGAACGACACCCGGCTTTCGATGGTGCCCTGACGGCGCTTGGCTTTCTCGCCTTCGAACGATATGACCTTGAACATGATTGATCAGCCTCCTTATGCCTGCGGACCGAGCAGGAACCAGATGACGTTGTTCGCGTCTTTGCCGCTGGTGACGATGCCGACCTTGCGGTGAGGGGCCGGCGGTTCTTCGCCGTCGTCCGCTGCTTCGGTGAATTTCTTCGTGGTCGCGTTGAAATAGATGACCGCGCCCTTGGCGAACGTATCGCCGGTCGTGATCTGGTCCGTCTCGTACTCCGCCTGCTCGATGTTGAGCACGATTTGCTTCGTCTCGTTCGCGCCGGTTTGGGCGCTCTGCATCGCCAGACCGAAGAATCCGTCCAGGAGCACCCATTCACCGGCATTGATGGTCGTGTTCTGCGGTACCGTGACCGTCACCGACTTGCCGTCGCTGATTTTTGCCCGCGCCAGCTGATGCGCCGTGACCGGTACCGGGCTGCCTTGGTACCTCGTATCCATCGCGTATCCCTCCCGAGATTCGTATTAGATGGGCACGCTGTCCATCTGTTGGGACGCGGCCCCGGACTGCTTGCGGTTGTCGCTGCCGATGCCGACGAAGGTCGGCAAATCGACCTGCATCCGGCTGATCATCGCCTTGATCGATTCGTCCGCGAGCAGACCGTCGATCTCGCCGGCGATGGTCTCCCTGGTTTGGCCCGCCTTCGGCGTGAGCAGCTTCAGAATCAGCGCCTGGGCCATTTCGCCGGACACTTTCTCCTTGACCACGTTCTGGACTTCCTGATCGAGCGCCGCTTTCTGCGCGTCGGCCAGAGCCTTGGCAGCCGCTTCCGCGCGGGCAACCAGCTCGGCGTCATTCGTCACCCCGAGCGCCGTCTTGACTTTATCCAGCAGCTCCAGAGAGTCGGACGCTTTCTTCGTGCCCTCGGGGTCCAGCTCGGCAAGCACATCCTTGAGCGTGACCGCGCCTTCTGCGATCTTGACCTTAAGCTGGGTGATCAGTTCTTTCCAGTCCATGTTCTGACCTCCTTCAGATTGTTCATCCGGGTCATCCATCTCGCCGAGCGCCACAATCCGCGTCGGCATGCCGGAGCGGTCGAGCGGCGTCCAGTCGATGGATAACGGCTTGTAATCCACCACATGGGTTTCTCCGGCCACCGTCTGCAATTTGGGCATGCCGAAGATGGAGACCTGCTTGATCCGGCCCGAACGAATCCACCGCTTGAGATTTCCGGCGGCGGCATCGACAATGCCGCGAAAGTACGCCTTGGTGCCTTCCATGCGCGCGCCGATCCAGTGCGTCACGGGCGGATCGAATTTGGTTGAGACTTCTTCCGGCTTCTGATGTCCGAGAAATCCGGAAAGCGTGTGCTGGTTGACGTGGTCCACGATCGCCTTCAGGCTCTCCGGCGTATAGGTCCAGCCTCGGGTCGATTTGCCCGCCGGAACTTCGACCACCACTTCGAGCGGATCATCGTCACCGGCTTTGATCGCCTCGATGTCGACGCCGGGAGCAGGAGGGATGTCCTGCGGCTTCATTTCCCCGGAGATCGATGCCGGAAGCAATACCCATTTTTCCTTCGCTTTCGCCATCCTGAAATCACCTCCTTGCCGGGCGGGATCGAGTCGACCTTCGGAAGCGTTCTGTGACCGCGTTATAACGCGTGATAACGGGGGTATGGACCGTCGGAGCAGTAAAGGGTAGGGTAAACCCCTGAAACGCCCCAGAAACGCTTCTAGGCCGTCGTCATGTATTCGGTCGCATACCAGGTGTTCAGTTTCGGGTGACTGGCCGGGTTGTCGATCCACTCCCGGAGCTGGCGGACGAAGGCGTCCGGGCTCGCATGCTGCTCGACCAGGTACGACAACGTGTTCGGATGGGCCGGATAGGGCGGGGGATCGTCCACCGGATAGACGCCCGGCCCGAGACCGACATCATGCCGCGCCAGCTCGTCGCAAACATCCCGTATGCGATGCGCGGGTGAGAGACAGAATTTGATGCCGACACAGGACGGCGAAGCCCGCGCGGAGCGGATACTGCCTTGGCCGAGGGCCGCCGTCGTTTCCGTCCGCGCCAGGCGCAGCGCCTGGTAGCTCAAATCCTCCGGCACGCGCCCTTTCATTCGGTCCATCATACCTTCGTAGTATTTGGCCATGACATTCGCCTCGCGCCGGACGTACTTCTCAAGCGTCCGTGCCGTTGTGATCGCATCCTGTCCGCTTGCGATCCCGTCCTGGATGATGTTGCGGATGACCTGCCCGGCTCCCTGGGCCGTGTCCCATATGCGATCCGACAACTTCATTCCGCGATTAGATCGCTCCCAGCATGCCCGGACGGCGGATTCGTTGACGCGCACGATCATTTGCTCCAGCCCTTCTCTGGTGACCCGAGGGATCTTGATTCGCCGCGTCATCAGATCGATGGTGACGGCTCGGTTAAAGCTGCTGCCGATTTCCACGGCGGCGGCGATGTATCGTTCCATCGCGCTTGTCAGATCCGCGCTTAGTTGGCCGGTCAGCTCGCGGAGCTGTTCTTCGACGTCGCTCAGGAGCCGGTCATCGACCGTGTCGCTTCCGCCCGTACGCAATCGTGCCGCGATGCCGTCAGCGACACGAACGAACAATTTCCGGATTTCCGGGTCCTGCTTCAGCCGCAGCTCCAAAAACGCTTTGCGGGCGGCGAGTGCCTCGGCGGCATATGGGCCAGCCACGCGCTTGATTTCCTCGATTTCCGTCCGCTTCATGGCCGGTCTGCCCTTTGCTCGATCTGCGCCATGAACATCGCTTTGTTTCCGGTTCGCAGCGCAAAGTCAATCAGCGATTCCTGGATCACCTTATCGCTTTCTTTGGCGATCCATTGCGACGCCGGTTCCAGATCGCATTCGGGAATCCAGTAGCCCTTTTGTTCGGACGGAACGCGAACATAATAGGGAACGCCGACGAACGGACGCGGATCAATGTCCGTGACATAACCAAGGGAACGGACCGGCAGGCCGAAGTTTAGCGTATCCGCGACAATGATGACCGGCTGCATCAAGTGATACTTCATACGGATTTCCCCTTTCTAAGCTCGTCTTCGATGGCCTTGATTTCACCCAGGCCGAGCGCCCCGTCGGCCAGCCGTTCTGATTCGATCCGGTTTTGGAGGATGCGTTGCCGTTCGGTATCGGCATCCGGGTCGTCGGAATCGTATTCGCGCATCGTCGGAATGTAAGCCCGTAGAAAGTCAGCAGCCGAATCCTTGCTCAAGAAACCGCCTTGCACCGCCGTGTTGAGGCCGGTCGTCAGCGCGTTGATCGTGTCGGCCAGTTCCTTCTCGTCGCGCGGATCGATTTCGTCCCATTCAAGCGTCGTGGCATATGTGCTGAACGTTTTTCCCGTCTCGGCATGCGTGATCGCCAGCACCATACGGGCGAGGCGTTGCCAGTTGTTCGCGAAGTCGGTGCGTTTGCGGGAAATGTTTCGCACGAAGACCGGCATTTGCTCTTTGACACTGGATAAGCTGCTAGGCGTATGGACACCCAGCACGAACTCGGGCGTTTCGGACACGGCCACAATGCAGTAAAAAATGAGCTTCAGCAGACTTTCGGCGTCGCCGGTGGAGCTCCTGACTTCGATGAACTCAGCGTCTTCACCTTCGGTAAAGATCAGGAAGTCCTTGCCCTCCAGCGAAATCGTGCGCCCTTCCTTGGCATATTTGGCCGGGTCCTCAATGCCGAAGTTGTTGCGCAGAAACGCAGCCACGTCCTTCAGCTTGAATTTCAGCCTCGGGGTCGAGTGCATCTTCGACCCTTGCAGCGCATGCAACATCACGTCATGGTACGCCTTGATGAACGGTTCAATCGGCTCTAGCTCACTTTGCCCAAACAGGCGGGTTTCGTCCTTCTCGTTTGCGAAATGCTCGATAGGGATGAAGCCCCACGGGTTCGGCTCTTCCATTTCCTGCGGAAAGCCGGGAATCGGATCACCTTCCAGGCGCACCTTGCGTCGTGCTGCGCTGATCCATTGGGTGACTTTGGTCTTCCGTTTACTCCCGTTCTCGTCGGTCCATTCCATGTTCGAGACGAGGACATATTCCTCGACCCGGCCCGTGATCGGGTTCCGGTTGATCGCGTCAACCTCTTCATTGGGGATGATCGTATATACGAGCCGCGTTTGCGTCTCGGGATATAGCACCGCATCCGTCGATTCGCGGGTGATCCAAACGAAACAATCTCCTTCGAGCAGCGCTTTTTTGTGGGTGCGGTGCATTCTGGAAGTCTGCTCCGAGAAAAAGGCGTTCACCACTTCCTTGGCTTTCTCGTCTTCCGAGTTGAAGGTGGGCACGCCCATAAACCCCGCCTTGACGTTGATGATCGGCTTGCAGAAGCCCGCACCGAGCTTGTAACTGTCCTCGGTGTTGTCGTACAAGCTGCGCGCCAGCCCATAGTCCACGCGGCGGCTGTCCAGCGTGTAACCGGAGAAACCCCGGCCAACCGTGGCGCTGACATATCGGCGCAGCTTAGAGATTTCACCGACGGCCCGTTTCATCCATGTGCCTAACCCCATATTCTCAACCCCTTGAACACACTGAGCAGCCCGCTGTCCAGCTTGCCCCCGTTTTTCGCCAATGTGCGGCACGCTTCCAGGGCGTCCGGCCCGTCGTCGTGCGCACCCATCGGAAATTGCTTGAGTTGCTCCAGCAGTTTTTTGTGCCGTGCGTCAAATTTCAAATACCGGTTTTTGACATCCGGCTGCAATGTCTGTATCCGCATCACCTTGTCGGCGTTCTGGTTCACTTCCTCGATAGGGAGGTAGAGGCCGACTTCGGCGGACTTTTCTGCCAACTTTTCTTTGAGGAACCACTGGAATTGGTTCGTCTCGCAGCCGAATTTCGTATACCCTTTGCCGAAGCTCATGCGCAGCCAGCGCTCTTTCTCCAGCACATCGTCGATAATCCGATCCGGGTGACGACGTTCGATGTCGGCGTCGATCACATACATGTAACCCGTCCGGTCTTCCTTGGCGATCGTGATGATCGCGGAGAAGTCACTTTTCTTCCTCTTGCCCAGGGACGGATCGACCCAGCCATAGAAGGTGAAGCCTTCCGCGAAATTCACGGCATACGGGTTGAAGTAGTCGAACCATTCTTCGTTGAACAGGCAGTCTTCCGGGTTGATCGGTTCGTTCTGTTCCTCCGAGTTGAAGGACGCTTCGCCCTCGATCACCTTCATGACCATCAGGTCGTAATAGGAGAGCTTGGCTTCCCACAGCACCTTTGTCCCGGCCAGCATGTCGTCCCGGCGTGCCTCGAAATAGGCGAAGGCATCCTTCTCCCGGTTCTCGTTGTCGAGATCCGTCAGGATTGCCTCCCATTCGTCCCACAGGTCCTTGCGGGGGGAGAAGGAGAGGACCGCCTTGTATTTGCGCGTCTGGTAGCCCGGATTGCGCAGGATGTTCGCCAGCAGACTGTCGTAATGCAGGATCGTGCCGATGTAGAAAATGTCCGTGTACGTGTCCCCGGCCTTGCTGACCGCCTTGAAATACCAGTCCGCCAGCTTCCGGCGCTGTTCCTGCGTGCGGACATTTTCGTCGTTTTCGATGTCATCCAGCACGATCAGATCGGGACGCCAGTTCTTGTGTTTCCGGCCCCGAACCTTCTTGCCGCTGCCGATCGCCTCGATTTTCACGCCGGTGCTGGTGACCAGCACATCGTTTCGCCA